NGGCGTAGACATGTCGGACGAGGCATTGCAACGGAAGCTACTCGAGATCGGGAACTTGCCGCAGCCGAAGGAGGAATGATGGCTATCAAGACGCCAAAAAGTCATCGAATCAATAGGACGATCGAGGAGCCGTGGTGGCGGGTGTGTCCGGAGGAGAACGCTAGGATCCGGGCGCATGAAAAAGAACCGGTGAGGCTCTTTGACTCGCGCGGCAATGAAGTTGCGTTGAGACGCCGCATCGGGTTTGTCCGTAAGCCGAAGGAGAAGTGATTGCCACTCATCGAGATCCATAAAGCCCGCAAGCGCGCGCGTCTCCGTAAGCCAGCGTGGCAAGACATCGTTCCTGACGAGCCGGAGTTGCGCGACGCCTACCGGATCGCGCGCAAGCATCAAGACAAATTCGCGCGGGCCTACATGCAACTGACGCGTGGCTTGGTGACGCCCGAAGTTGAACGCGAGCTACTCAAGCAGCTGCGCGAGGGCACAGTCGAGCAGGCGGTCAACGCGATTCCCTGGTACAACCCTGCGGTACCGGAGACCAGGAAGCTCTGGGAACGGTTGGCTGAGAAGCTACGCGATGCGTACGCCGACGTTATCACCGAAACCGGGCGGGAGGAATACGAGCGCGAGAAGATCCCGCTACGCTTCGAGGTAACGAAAGCCCGGCGGAGGCGTGTGCCAGTGACGCCAATCAACCCGTTTTCCATTAAATGGATTCGTGACCACTCGTCGGAGCTGATCGCCGAGGTCAGCGATGGGATGAAGCAGACCGTCCGCAATATTATCCACCGCGGCTATCGACAGGGATTGAGGGCCGAGGCGATCATGCCCGAGATTATTAAGCCAGGACGGATCGGGCTGCTTGAACGCGAAGAGACCGCTGTCATGAACCGCCTTAACGGTCTTTTGGGTGAAGGCGTACCTTTCGATCGGGCTGATGCGATTGCGGACCGTTACGCCCAGCAGCTACTCAAGAAACGAGCGGAGCGCATCGCCCGCACCGAGACGATTACCGCACAGTCACGTGGCCGCCGTGACTCCTGGCAGGTGGCGAAGGAGCAGGGGCAGCTACCCGTCGATATCGAGCGCGAGTGGGCGGCGTCTCCGGGCTCGCCTATTACCTGTGAGATCTGCGGCGATCCTGAGCTCGGTTTACACGGACAACGCGCGAAGCTCGGCGAGCCGTACTGGTCTGAGATATTGGGCCGTGCGGTAGAAGGGCCTGGGATGGATGCGCATCCTAATTGACGGTGCGGAGAGCGCCTGGTCAGGCCGCGGAGGTGACAAAGTGACTCGTGAAAGACAGATGGGTTCGGAGCCACTCACGTCTCGTGTCCGCCGCCACCAGCACCGTGGTGCCGACGAGAAGCGTGAGTTTCATAAACGCTTACTCGCTATCGCCAAGGACGGTCCGGGCCTAGAGATGTATGCGGGATCCGGTAAGTCCGCGCTAGCCAACGCGGGCCGGCGCGTTGTAGCGATTGACAAAGAGTCGGCGATGATACGTGCGTATAAGCAACGGCACCCACGCGCACGCGTCGAGACCGGTGATTGCCTCGACGTCGTCAAGACACTCGGAAGTGAAAGGTTCGCCGTCGTCGATATTGATCCGAGTGGCGAACCTTTTGCAGCAGTCAAGGCGGCGCTCAGTACGATTAACCTCGTATCACCGGCATTGTTATTTACGACACACGGCTACCTTAACGCGAAAGTCCGTGAAGGAATAACGCGCGAAAAAGCGTGGACTGATTTGCAACGCGAGACTTCCGGTGAGGCGAAAACTGCCAGCCTATCGTGTAAGGCGCTTGGCTGGAGCTACGCATCGCATTGGGGCGGCGCGACGATTTATGGCGCCTTCTCCCTCGCGAAGAACACAGCGCACCTCGAGTCACCAATTGACTCGGAGATGCCCTTCCCCGAACAGGTCAAGCAAGGCCTGGTGAGGATCGACAAAGCAGCTCGACGGCTAACTCGTGAATACCTCGAGGAAGCCCTCAAGCTCGCCAAGCGCGATCTACCCGGCTGGGCCTATGCGATGATCCTGCAGGAGGCGCGCGCCAGGGCCGGCGGTCGCGCGAAGCACCGGACGGACGAACCGAACGCGATCGAGAAGCTGGCCCTTGTCGACATCAAGCCGGGCAAGCTGCGTGACATCGAACACGAGGACCTGCGCGCCATCTGGCTGCGGCTGCACCAGTGGTACTCGAACGCGAAGAAGAAAAAGCGCGCGGTCGAGAACATCGTCAATGCCGCGCTGTGGACCGAGGACGAGATGCGGCGACGAGGATTCCGCACGGGAGAGACCGACCTCACGCGCGAGATTGACAAGTTGCGGGAGGTGAAGAAGAGCAGCACGTTTGTCGAGGGGCTCAATGATCTGCCTAGTGACTTGGTGGTCGTCAAGGATTTCGTGTCGATCGTCGGCTCGACGGCAAAAGGCAAGGAGAACCCGGCGGACGTTGATGTGCTCGTGCGCGCACCCTGGGAGAAAGATCAGTTTCAGATCCACGAGCAGAATGTTTGGCTACCGCTGCGGAACGCGCTCGACCCGCAGAAGGAAGAGAAGCTTCATTTCATCGACAACCCGCAAGGAGCACATGGCGACAATATCCCGCTCTACGATCTCGTGCTTCGTCGGCGCGAGGTGATTAAGACCGAGGTCGTCAAGGGGCTGGTAAAGATCGACCTTGGCTGCGGCACCAGCAAGCCCGAGGGCTACACGGGAATCGACAAGCAGCAGACGAATGGCGTGGACATCGTGCACGACCTTGAGCAGGGCATCCCGTTGGACGACGAGTCGTGCGACGAGGTACGCGCGATTCATTTCCTCGAGCACGTAGCGGACAAAGAGAAGATCATGTCCGAGGCCCACCGTGTGCTGAAGGCTGGCGGTCGGTTTGTCTTCGAGGTGCCGTCTACGAAGGGCGAGGGGGCATTCGCGCACCCGGCCCACAAGAGCTGGTGGAATAAATCGAGCTTCGCGTTCTGGGCCCAGGATGAGCTACGTGAGGACCGGCCATGCTTCGAGATCGAGAAGCTCGATGAACGCGAGGACGGCGATCGTGTGTACGTCAGCGGCGTGCTAAGGAAGCGCGACCGAGTGGCAAAGGCGTTCTCACCGTTCTCCAAGTTCGTGCCGCCCAAGCCGCAGGTGGCGGGCTTCACCGAGCTCTTCGAGATCGAGGAACTCTGGAAGTGGGCCGAGCCGCGATTGCCAATCGCCATCGAGCCCAAGCATAATGGCTTTCGCGGGATCCTGGAGAAGCAAGGAGCGAAGCAGCGCCTCTGGTTCGAGGGCACTCCAGGACGCGACCGGCTGCCAGTGCTGCAGGACATCGGTGACCAGACCAAAGGCATTGACGAAGACTTCGTGCTCGATGTCGATGTGGCGATCACCAAGAACGGCAAGCGCCTCCCGCGACCCGAGTTGATGAAGCTCAACGCGGACAAGCCGCAGTTCGAGCCCGGCGAGAAGATAGTGTTGACGGTCTTCGACGCGCCGTACATCGGCGAGGACCTGACGAGGCAGCCGTTCAGCGAACGACGCGATCTACTCGAGCGATTCTATTCAAGCGAATTGAAAGGCAATAGCGCCTTTAAGCTCTCGCCGATCCGCTGGGCCAAATCGTTACCAGAGGCACGCGTCGCGACCCGCTGGGCATTCGGACAGGATCGCTCGGAGGGCCTAGTCGCGAAAAGCGCGGAGGGCACCTACGAGCTAGACGGTGCGACCAACGAGTGGTCGAAGCTCAAGCGCGTGGCCGAAATCAAAGTGATCGTCCTGGACGTGCAGCGCACGAAGGCCGGCGACTTCAACTACTGGGGCGGCCTCGCGCTGAGCAAAGGCGACGAGTGGAAGAACGTCACCGGGCTGGGCGGCAAGCGCTACGTGAACCTGGGCAAGAGCTTCTCTACGAACGTCGAGGCCAAGAAGGGCGATATCCTCACGATTGAAGTCCTCGAGCTGCTACCCGACGAGGAGAAGAAAACACTCGCTTGGCTAGGCGCTCGCGTGATCGACGTGGACAAGGCGCGCAAAGAGCCATACGCGACGGCCCAGGCGATCGACATCGCGAGGCGCGCGAAGATATTGCAGAAGGCGCTGGATGTCGTGCCGACAGTCGGCCCTAAGAACGCGCGGGCCGCGTTCGTCGCAGCGTCGCCCGGTAAGGTGGAGGTCGCGCGCAACGAGCCGCTGACCGGGCCGGCCGGCCAAACGTTCAACGCTTCGTACCTCAAGCCGCTCGATCTAGATCGTGAGTCTGTCGTGCTGACTAACGCGGTGCCTAGGATGCTCACCGACGACCATGGGCGCGTGCGCGAGCCGAACGACGACGAGATCAAGGAGTGGCGCGGCTGGCTGTCCGACGAGCTCGATCGTCTGCAGCCGCATGTCGTCGTCGCGCTCGGACAGACGGCGAAGAAGGCTCTAGGCGATCGTGCTGACTTTGTTCTACCGCACCCGTCGGCGATCCGTCGCTTCGGTGACTCCGGGGAAATCGGTCGCAAGCTCAAGGCAATCGGTCAGGCGATCGCCAAGGTACACAAGCAACGCGACGAAGAAGGGGAGACGCGCGGGGAAACCGCAGCGCGAAACTGGGAAGAGAATTGGCACGAGATGTTGCCGACCAGCGGCAAGGGACGCTTCGTCTACCAGCACCATTGGATCGGTCTCGATGAAGACGAGATCAAGTTGAGTGACAAGCAGCTACTCGACACAACCAACGCGCTACACGGAGACATCCGTCTTGAGGCCGACGGTGCGCTATGGGGATTCGCTCCATTTCTCGGCAAGCCGGCGGACAACAAGGCTGTCGGCGGCGATAAGCTCTTCGCACTGTCCGACAAGATCGAGAACATTCAAGCCGCGCCGAAGCTCCCGCAGCCGAAGGAATGGCTGACCATCGGCGTAAAAAAACCACATATTGCCGAGCCTGGAGAACCGGGCGCATTTGGAAAAAGCTTTGCAAAATTCTTTGCTTTGGACTCCGGCAGCTACGAGCTCGGCGTTGTCCGAAAACATGGTGTGGAGATTTTCCTTGACGGGACGCACCTGCAAGGTAGATATTTAATACAGTTCGCGCCAATCGGTGGCCGGCGGATTTGGCTGATTGATAAGCCTGCCGACCAGGAGCCGATGGCCGAAAAAAAGGAGCTCGCTGATCTCATAAGTGAGCTGCGGCGGAAGCGACAAGACTTTCTGATCTGGGCCAAGCCCGGGGAGAAGCCGCAAAAGATCGACGTCAAGACCGGCAAGGTCGCAAAGAGTTTCGTTGTGCCGATCGTAAAGGCCGACGAGGAGCGTCAGATTGTTTACGGTGTGGTGCTCGACCCCTATGGCAAACAGGGTCCGGAGACCGATGCACACGGCGACTGGATCCCACCCATCGAGGTCGAGAAGACTGCGCACGAATGGTTTAAGGCATCACGTGGGATTGGCTTCGGCCACCCTGGGTTGCCTGGCTTTAAGCCGACCGTGAAGGCGCAGCCAGTAGAAAGCCACATCGTGGAATACCCAAGCGCGTCGGACTACGAGAAGGCGCGACTGGGAGAACCGCACCGAGTATTTCGCAGGAAGTATGGTGCGGACATCGTGCATTCTGGCGCGTGGATACTGGGGACCGAGCTTGGGGACGCCGAGTGGGCGGCATTCAAACGGGGCGAGATCAACGCGTACAGCGTTGAAGGCTTGGGCACGAAAGAAAAAAGCGTGCCTCGGTCGACCATGCCAGATGTCACGTTCGTTGACGTCGTCGTAAAGCAGTAAGCACAAGCGAAGCGCTGATCCATTCACAAGCGCATCCGCAGCCAAGGAGCGCTTGGGTATGGGGAAGTCCACGTTCAACCTGCTGACCGACGTCAAGACGGCGAAGGTGAGCTTAGTCAAACGAGGCGCGAACAAGAGACAGTTCGCGATCTTCAAGTCGGAGAGTGAAATGGATCCTGAGATGCAGGAACTGTTCGAGGCAGTACTTACGGTCGAGGCCGAGGGCGAAGGCAAGCTGGAAGCAATTGCCAAGCAAGCCAAGCTTTCGGAGAAGGCGCAGAACGCAGTCAAGGGAGCACTGCGACTGCTCAACGCCTACAAGGACGAGGCCGGGGTAGGTTCCGTGGCTGGCGAGCTCGCCAAGCTCGTTGGGTACGTCGCGCCGAAGAAGCAGAGGGACAAGAAGAAGGAAGAGGAAGAGGAGAAAAAGAAGACCGCCAAGCAGAGGGACAAGGACAAGGAGAAGTACAAGTACCCGATGCAGAAGGCTCTCGACGCTCTCCCAGACGAGATGCGCGAGCAACTGGAGCCGGTCTTCAAGGCGCAAGCCGAAGCCTATGACGAAGAGGTCGCCAAGGCCGAGGAGCGCGCACAAGAGGCGGACAAGCGCACCGAGGCCGTCGCCAAGACGCTCAAGGAGGAGCGCGACGAGCGGCAGCTGCAGGAGTGGATCGCGAAGGCGGACACCGATCTTTCGCACTACCCGGGCGCCAACTCCGAGGAGCTCGGCGCGATGCTCAAGCAGCTCGGCGACACGAACCCCGAGCTCGCCGAGAAGCAGTTCGCCTCGATGAAGGCGGCAAGCGACGCGATCAAGGAGAGCGCGTTGCTCAAGGAGGCCGGCAGCAACCCGGCGCCCGCTGGCAGCGCTTACCAGAAGATCCGAGAACTCACCAAGGCCAAGATCCAGAAGTCAGAGGGCAAGATGACCGAGGAACAGGCCGAAGTCGAGATCATGAAAGAACACCCGGCGCTCTACGAGGAGTATCTCAAGGAGCATCCGGCGCAATCACGGCCGATCATGGCCTGAGGAGGTAGAAGCAGATGGCATGGGAGAACATCACGGGACGGATTCCGGGCGTAGAGTCGTCCGCGGATCTCTCGACGAAGCAGCACCTGTTCGTCGTGATCGATGCGAACGGACAGGCTGTCGTCAACACGACTGCCGGCGGCATTGTTGATGGCGTGCTCCAGAACAAGCCTAAGGCGCAGTATCGAGTTGCCGAGGTCGCGGCACTCAACGGCGAAAACGTGTCGAAGGTTGTCTCCGGTGCGGTTGTCACCAAAGGCTCGCGTGTTCAATCAGACAATGTTGGCAGGGCGATCGACGCCGCGACGACGAAGTATTCATGCGGGAAGGCGCTTGAGGCCGCAAGCAAGGCCGACGTGCTGATCCCTGTTCTACTCGTACCCTATGGTTACGAGCCGTAAGAGAGGAGATGAGCAATGCCTCAGCCAACCCCGAGTGATGTCCATGTTAACAGGCCGCTTACCACGGTGAGCATCGCCTTTTTGCAGGACCAAAAAGACTTCATCGCCGACCGCGTGTTTCCCAACGTGCCGGTAACCAACCAGAGCGATCGGTACTTCACGTTCAAGAAAGGTAACTGGTTTCGCACCGAAGCGAAAAAGCGCGCACCGTCGACCGAGACCGCGGGTAGCGGCTTCGACCTCGACAGCACCCCGAACTATTTCGCCGACGTCTTCGGCCTGCACAAAGACATCGACGACCAGCTTCGGTCAAATCAAGACGCGCCGCTCAACCTGGACGCCGCGGCAACCGAGTTCGTCACCCGCGGGCTCGTGCTCAAGCGGGAGAAAGATTGGGCAACCAAGTTTTTCACCACGTCGGTCTGGACCGGATCGACGACCGGCAGCGACATCACGCCCGGCACTCTGTGGAGCGCCGCGGGGTCGACGCCGATCGAGGATATCCGCGCCCAGCTGATTGCGGTGAAGAAGAAGACGGGATTCCGCCCGAACAAGTTCGTGATGGGCGAGGAAGTCTGGCAGATTCTGCAGGACCACCCCGATCTACTCGAGCGAATCAAGTACACGCAGAAGGGCGTGGTCACTACCGACCTGCTCGCTGCGCTCCTTGAGCTCGATGAGGTCTTGATTGGTGGCGCGATCGAGAACACGGCGGAGGAGGGTGACACCGACGTGCTGTCATTCATCTTCGGCAAGAACGCGCTGCTCGTCTACGCGGCACCGCGTCCGTCACTGTTGATGCCCTCGGGCGGCTACACGTTCTCATGGACTGGCTACCTCGGGGCGGCCGCTACTGGTCAGCGGATCCTCCGCTTCCGCATGCAGCATCTGCGGTCCGACAGGATCGAAGGCGAGATGGCCTATGACCAGAAGCTCGTCGCGGCCGAGTGCGGAGCATTCTTTAGCGCGGTGGTGAGCTGATGGCGTACGTCGCTGGCAAATCCATCGAGGTGATGCGTAGAGGCGAGCCAGTGAGGCTCAAGCCTGGTGATCCTGTTCCAGAGGCGGCGACCTGGAGGAACCTCAAGTCAGAGCTCGCGTGGAAGCGCGTGATCAAGGTGCCGGATTCCGAGGCCAAGACCAAGGCGAAGGTGGAGCCAGAGGTCAAGGTCGAGGAGCCGCCGAAGGACGAGGAAAAGCCCAAGCGGCGGGGCAGGAAGAAGAAAGCGAGCGTACCCTGGGAGGAGTAGCAATTGACCTGGACGTACGACGGCGATCCGGCCGCCGACGACAGGGACGCAGTCCGCTTCCTGTCGGGCGACACGGACACTACTGATCAACTCGTCTCTGACGAGGAGATCGCTTGGCTGCTGACCGAGAACCCAAACGTATACTTGGCAGCAGCCGAGGCGTGCCGCGCGATTGCCTCGGCCTTCGCGCGCTACGCGGATAAGTCTGTCGGTGACATTAGCGAGTCCGCGAGTCAGAAGGCGGCGGCGTACGAGAAGCGCGCTGGCGACCTGGAGGCCGGCGTCTTGGTGATCCCATTGTTTGGCGGTCTCTCGATCTCCGAGAAAGAAACGCTTGATCAGGACACGGACGCCGTGCAGCCGTCATTCCGAATCGGCCAGGACGATCATCCGGAGATACCGTCGGAGCGCGAATACTCGCCTTACCGGAAATGCGAGTACCCTTGATGGCCAACGGCAGAGTCATAGAACGCGACCTTGGCTGGCGTCGGTTATTCGCCAAGGTTCGCAAGACTGGTAGGAGCGTTGTCGCCAAGGTCGGCGTGCAGGGGTCGAAGGCCGGGGAGACTTACGAGGAGGGACCGACCAATCTGATGGTGATGAGCGCCCATGAGTTCGGGCTTGGTCGCGTTCCCGAACGCGCCCCAATGCGCTCGACGTTCGACCTCAATCGCAAGAAGTACGAGAAAGAAATGAAAGCAGTTGAGAAGCGCTACGTTGAGGGCGCCGAGTCATTGGAGGCTGGCGTCAACATGCTTGGCGAGCAGTACCGTGGTGATATCGACGCGCGGATCCGCGGCGGCGAGATCACGCCCCCGTTGTCGGAGGAGTATTTCGAGCGCAAGCGTCCGCAGGAACCAGCGCCGTTGCTGCGCACCGGCCAGCTAGTCGGCTCGCTCTCCGTGGAGATGGAGGTCAGGCGGTGAGTGTCGAGAAGGCCATACGGTGCTTCGACAAGGACGTCACTCGCCGACGTTTCGGAGCTGGTTCTTACGATGCGAATGGTCGGTACGTCGAGCCCTCGTATTCGGATACCACGATCCGCGCCTCGGTGCAGCCGCTACGCGGTGATGAGTTGCTGCGGTTGCCCGAGGGTCAACGGCAGACGAAGAACGTCAAGCTCTACACGCCCTCGGACTTACGCGTCGTGGACGACGAGACGAAGACCAAGTCCGATCAGATCATCGACGGCACGACGACCTACGAGGTGCGGACAGCTGAGGACTGGACGGACGAGGGCGGCTACTGGAAGGGCGAGGCAGTGGAGGTTGGACCGTGACCGCACCGACGCCCATAGCCTGGGACACGGTGGAGAATGCGATCAAGGCCTGGATGGCCACGTCCACTGGGTTGACCTCGATCTGGCGTGATCAGTCTGGCTCGCAACCAGACCGGCCCTACGCCTCTTTGTTGGTGATCGCCGGCCCGACCAGGATCCACGGCCTGGACGAACTGCGCTATACGACGGACGAGACGCGCGTCTTCGATGTCAAAGTCACGCCGCTTGCACAGGCGAACACCAAGTACACGGCGAAGATCAACGACGTTGATCACGACTTCACATCGGACGCGACGCCGACGGTGGCAGAGATCACGGCCGGGCTGACAGCGGCGATCAACGCGGGAGCCGAGCCCGTGACGGCGACCGACAACGGGACCGACCTTGATATCGTCGGAGACGGCGACGTGCTTTTCGCGCTTGAGCTCACCGACGACTACGACGGCGACCAGCTGAGCTTCGAGAACAACGACCTTGGACACGAGGTAGAAATCGAGGCCAGTGGTCTGCGTGAGATGACAGTTTCGTGCCAGACGTACGTTGCGAAGCCCGACTCGCGCGACCCGACGAAGAACGCCAAGCACCTGATGTCGCTTGCACAGTCGGCGCTTGGCTTGCCATCGGTGCTGGCCGCGTTACGCACTGCCGGCGTCTCGGTGGTCGATACCGGGCCGGTGCAGAACGTCGACGCGCTACTCGAGGACGCCTACGAGGCGCGCTGCAATATGGACGTTCGTTTCGGCCTCGCCTCGAACGTGGCCGAATACCTTGGATACATCAAGACCGTCGAGGTCTCGTCTACGAGTCTCGACATGAACAAAGAAGAGTTTGGAGGCTAGACCATGGCCCTCGACGACATTGTCAATGTTGTGATCACCACGCAGACCGTTCCGATTTCGCAAGTCGGTTTCGGCACGCCGCTGATCATGAGCTACCACACCCACTTCGCGACTCGCGCCAAGGAGTATTCGGCGAGCACTGCGCTTGCCGACATGGTGACCGATGGTTTCGCGACGAGCGACCCGGCGTACTTAGCGGCACAGGCGATCCTCTCGCAGAACCCGAGACCGAACAAAATCATCCTTGGCCGCGAGACAGGTACGGCGAAAAAGAAGCTCAAGATCACACCGACTACGCCCGAGAACTCGACTGATTACATCGTCCATGTGAATGGGAAAGAGGCTAAGTTCACGTCTGATGCAACCGCAACGGTACCTGAGATCGTGGTTGGCCTGAAAACCGCAATCGACGCCCTCAGCGAAAACGTCACGGTGACCGCGAACGGCGGGGCCGGCACCGAGACAGACTTTGACATCGAGGCTAATACGGTCGCCGACTGGTTCACGTTCAAGATCCAATTGCGCCGTCTACTGACTCGCAATGACGACACTCCAGACGGATCTCCGACTTTCGCGACCGACCTCGCGGCTGTGATCAACGAGAACAACGATTGGTATTCGTTGCATCTGACGAACCACAGCCACGCGCTAATCGCTGCGGCGGCGGCCGAGATCGAGGCGCTCAAGAAGACCCTGGTAGTCAGCTCGGGGGACGACGATATCCCGACGGCGGCGACCGATGACATAGCGAGCACGCTCGCGACAGCGGCCTACGCGCGGACAGCGCTCATCTTCCATCCCGAGCCCTACAAGTTCGCGGGCGCCGCATGGGCAGGTAAGCTGTTGCCGAAGGACCCGGGCTCGGTAACCTGGAAATTCAAGACACTGGCAGGCATTCCGGTCTATACGTTATCTGGCGCCGAAGAGGGATACCTCAGGGGCAAGTACTGTAATTACTACACGTCGATTTCCGGCGTGTCGATCACCCAGGACGGCTGGACGTCTGCCGCCGAGTTTATCGATATTACTCGAGGATCCGATTGGTTCCGAGTGAGACTGCAAGAGCGTATCTTCGTACGCCTCGCCAGTCAGGACAAGATACCGTATACAGACTTAGGCACGGGGGTCCCGGAGGGCGAGCTCCGAGCGCAGTTCCGCGAAGCCATCGGAGTCAATTTCGTCGCCGCATTCCCGGCGCCTACGGTGACAGTACCTCTTGTCGCTGACATCTCGATCGCGGATCGGGCGGCAAGATATCTCCCGGATATAAAGGGAGAAGGTACGCTTGCGGGCGCTATCCACTCGCTAAAGCTTTCCGTCGTTTTGTCGGTCTGAGGAGTTGAGCTATGACATTGCGAACCTATGACCCTTCACAGCTTGCGATCGTCTTCGGTCCGGTAGGTCCGATCAGCGGCTTTGGTCCGGACTCCATGGTGACCGTTGAGCAGAACGAAGACTCGTTTGTGTTAAGCGTTGGCGTAGACGGCGAGGGGACGCGGGCGAAGTCCAACAACCGGAGCGGTACGGTGACGGTCGTCCTCGCCCAGTCGAGCGCATCGAACGCGCTACTCTCGGCGGTCCACAACCTCGATATCAACACGCCGAATGGCGATGGTATAGGACCATTGCTTATCGCCGATCGGTCCGGCACCTCTCTCTATGAAGCCGAGAACGCCTGGATCCGCAAACCGCCTGCCGCGGAGTTCGGACGCGACGGCGCGGCTACCCGCGAGTGGGTATTCGAGACCGAGAACCTAGTGCAGTTGCATGGAGGTAACTAGTGTCGCAACGTGACTCCCAGACAAAGTCGATCGACGGCTGCGGGTATACGGTCTATATGTTGCCGCCGAAAGTCGCGCGTAAGATCCTGGTGCGCATCTTTCAGGTACTTGGTCCGTCCCTGGGTGAGGCGTTCTCGAGAGACGAAGAGAAGCTATCGGCGGCGATTGGTCCGATCATCCGCGAGTTCACCGACCGGTTGAGCGACGACGACCTCGAGTGGATGATGACAGCGCTGGCCGACGTGACGATGATTGATCCGGGTGGCGGCAAGACCATTCCACTAAAGGGCGTGTTTGACGGCCACTTCCAGGGCAAAATCGGATCGATGCTCAGGTGGTTTGCCTTTGCGCTAGAGGTACAGTTCTCGGATTTTTTCGGCGATTCGGTCGGCGGTTTAGGCCAGCTGCTGGCCGGGCTGAAGGAGACTCTGGCGTCCGCGTCCCCGATCATCTCGACTGGCAGGTCTGGAGACTCGTGATCAACGGCCTTACGACGCTGCAGGAGATCGATACCCACTATGATCTGGTAGAGGTTTGGGACGCGAACGAGGCGCTAGACATCAAAGAAGAGACGGATCGACTAGCGATGCCGAAGATCCCGAAGGTGTAGCATGCCAGTCGTCAGAGAGCTGATATCGCGCCTCGGTTTTCAGGTCGACAAGAAGGGCTTCGACAAAGCGGATCGTGGTTTCAACAAGCTAAAGACTACGGCTACGGCTTTGGTCGGTGCACTTGTCGCCGGCAAGGTCGCGAAGACGATCGCCAACATCACTACGCAGGCCGCCGAGATGGCGGATGAGATCGACAAGACGTCCAGGCGGCTGGGCGTCAACGCGATGGCTTTGCAGGAGTTACAGTTCGCTGCGGACCTGGCAGGCGCATCTAACGCTGATGTCGTGACTGGGCTACGCACCCTCGCTCGTACGGCGGACGAGGCGGCGTCCGGGTCGAAAGAGTATGCCGACGAATTCACGCGCTTGGGGATCCGCGTCCGCGACAGCTCTGGCCGGCTGAAGTCCGCCGAGGAGCTGTTCACCGAGATGGCGGATGGCATGGGTCGGCTGGAGACGGACACCGAGCGGTTGGCCGTCGCGCAGAAACTACTCGGCCGTGGCGGCGCGACACTCATCCCCTTGCTGACGCAGGGCACCGAGGCGATCAAAGCTCAACGCGAAGAGGCCCGAGAGCTCGGGCTTTTCGACGAGGACCTGATTGCGCTTGGCGTCGACCTTATGGACACCAATCGCAGAATGGCCCAGGTCACGACCGCAGTCAAAAATGTGATCGCTAAGGCATTGCTGCCCGGGATCATCAAGACGAAGAAGGCGGTGGTTGATTGGTACAAGGCAAACCAGCAATGGATT